GCATCATTATATCCATAAACACTAGAATCTAATCTAACTAAAGACTTTTTAGGAAGAGGTTTAGTATTACCAGATAATCCTAAAAATTGAGTAGTAGTTTTACTTGTATATGCAACAGTATATTCAGCTTCACCAACTTCTATTATTAAAGTACCTGAAGGAGGAAACCCAATTGTCGAGTCAACATATATGGTATTAACATCAGCAATTTCATCGGTTACAGTTCTGGTAGTAGGAGTAATACTGAATTTACCGTAAATAGAACCTACTTCACTAATATCCTTATCAGAACCAGCATCAAGACTTATTTGATAATATTGATTACCATCACGTGTATATCCAATTACATCAGCAATTGAACCATAAGATTTTTTAAGAACTCCCGCTACTTCATCTTGATATAAAGTTTGTCCCTTAAGTCCATATGGATCTAAAGTCTCATCTAATGAAACAACAACTAAATCTTCTGTAATTCTATAATCAGCATCAGAAGGTCTAATTGTTTGTTCAAAAGGTTTTACAACAGTTGCTTTTGAACCATACAATGCACGGAACAAAATTTCAAAAGAATCATCAGTTCCTTTTGTTGTATATAAATCTTTTGCTTGTTTTGAGAAAAGAGCTTGATCTAATCCAGTAACAAAGCTTCTATCTTCTAATCCAGGAACATATAAACCTTTATACTTCTTGAAAAACTCTGCTAAAAAGAGATTACTTAAATTCGTTACTGTGGCATTATCAGCATGGTCAGCAGATGTAGAACTACTAAATGTTACCTTATCTGTTTGTGTACCACTAAAAAGAGAAGTGATTGCACTAAAACCACGCTTACAATCAAAAAACTGTCTTTTATCTTTACTAGTATATGTTATTATCTCATTATCAATCTTAAAATATCCATACCTATCAGGAAAACCTAATGTAGAGTCAACTGCTATAGTTTTACTGAATGCAGTAATTGCACCATCCAATACAGTAGATGTTACTAAGTTCTTTTGGCGGTACGAATCATTTTTAATATATTGATCTAAATTCTCAGCCAGATCAACTGGACCACCTTGAAATTCTTGTGATTTATAATACTGCTCTAAAAATTCTCCAAATAATGGAGATTCACTTCTAATCTGTTCCGGTATCTGTTGACTTACAACAGAGTAGGTTTTAGCTCTTGTTTCTATCATTAGTATGAATAGCCGCCGCTGACTGAGTTAGCTGTTACTTGTTCAGAGTTAAATGTTGTAGAAGTTGTATAAGTGGCTGCATACGATGTATCAACCTCTTGTACGTTTGTTGCTTCGATTCCTGTTACCGTTGCGTATTGTGGAACCCCTCTAACTAGAGGAGATTCTCTATCATCTCTACCGTTGGGGAAACTAGAACTAACAACATAGTTAGAACCAGAAATATCTGCTCCGGAAGAAATAGTATCAGAAACCATAGTAACTAAACTGTTACTATTATCTAGTTGCAAATAAAGATCCTGTAATCCGATAACATCATATGATTTGGGTGTTCCACTGATTTCAATAATTGGTTGATCAGTGTTTATTATCGTAGAGTTAATAATAATAGCATTGATTAATATTTCACCCTTTGTATACTCAATAGTACCAATATTATTCCTAATAATAGCGACTTGGTTAGAAGAAAGTAGTTTAAAGAGAATTAATCTTCCTGTTCTTCTGTCAGGATTAGGTATATCAGAAATATAGACAGTTCCACTAATACCACTCACTGAGAATCCAGAGGATTTGATATTAAACCCGTTTAATGAGTTAACATTAAACGCATTACCATAACAGAACTCATATGTTGCTAAATCTGCTAAAGCAGGCCTCAAGTCCCTTCTCATCGCCACTCTGGTGATGTTTGAAGTAATTGCACTGTCTGTTTGGTCAATTAAACGCATTGCCTTAGAGAACTTGAAACGCGCTCCAAAGGTGTTTAATTCATTCGCCCTAGCATAAGTGTTCAAAGTAGTTGTAATCGCTGTTTTAAGCGCATCTACGCTGTTTGTAGCGTTTGCATTATAATAAGCACTAGTATCTAACTCCACATACAGATATTTGAGATCTATCAGTTGTGGAAGGATACCAGCAACCGTATATCTCTTTAATTTGGTTTTAAGTTCAATTTTTTCAATTTGAGACAAATATTTACCATTTTTTGGTTTAATACTAATAAAAACTTTTCCAAATTGTGGAGGACTAGTATCTTCACCACCATAAACGGAAACTGACTCAGTATTTGAGTAAATTTTCGTAATTATAGCTTTATAGTCATCTGCAGTTACCGCACGGTTCTGAGCAGAGTAAACTAAAGGTGCATATTTCTTAATTGAAGAAACTGACTCAACACTATCTCCATTTTCTGAAGAATTAACGGTTGCTAAGTCAGAAATTCCTTCTGTAACAGTAACTCCGGAATTATCTTGAAGATTTCCGGTAAATGTAAAGGAATTTACGCCATTTGCGTCTATTCCATTAGTACTGAGGTAACTTACAATGATATGATTGGAATCTTCGAGTTTTTTACCAAATTTACCATCTCCAAAGATGATTTCATACTTCTCATCAGCAACTTCTTGTAAAAGGAAGATTAATGAGTTGTTATCTACGTCAATAATGTTATCAGTTAGCTTATAAACTGTTTTTAAGTTAGTTGCAGCACTATTTGGAGATACTGTTACCTTAATTGTTGATGTATCAATGTCAGAATTGGGTATAATGAACCTTTCTATGGGAACATTGTCTCCAGTCTCTCTATAAGTGAAAGTTTTCGTTAAATATGAACCTTCATAGATGCTAATATCATTAAATTCAGCAATATTATCAACAACAGGTACAGTTATGTCATTCATAATGGCAAAACTGTAATTATTTTGGTTGTAAGTGTTAGAAACAGCTACAACTCCTGCTTTTAATGTTAAAGTTAATGGTTGAACAGCATAAGAAGAGGTATCAACGAAGAAACTTACTATTGCTTTTGATGATTTCTTAGATCTTGGCGTATATCCGATGTTTCGAGCTAAAGCAGCAACGTTTTCTCTTAAAGTTGCGCTATCAATGAACACCTCATTAGCAACCATGTTGCTATTATAGGCAGTAATGTAAGAATTATATGCTAAAGTATCAATTAGGACCGACATGTTCGATCCTTCGAAGTCAAAATCAGTAAAATTTGAGTTCGCTCTCAAATAATCCTTAATTTGAGTCTTAATATCCTCAAAATCTAAATTTTGAAATTGTGTGAGAGGCATTTATCTTAATGATTCTAATACAAAATTAACTTGTTGAGCAGGAACTGAGATTCCAACAATTTCATAGATGATTGTTACGTCATAAATGTGTGAATCATAGTATGGTTTCACTTCTACATCTATTAATTGAACTCTTGGCTCGAAATTATCAATAGTATTACGAATTTCATCAGCAATAATGGATGCTGAACCAATATCCATCAAATCAAAAAGACTTTCACCTATCCTAGAACCTAAAATTGGATTGAAAGGACGTTCCTGAAGGTGTGTTAACACCAAATTCTTCACTGCACGGGAAATTGCGCTCTCATTTTTCAGAGGGATCACGTCTCTCGTAATAGGATGGGGTTTAAAAGATAAAGAAATATCTTTAAATCCACGTGATACACGCTGGACCGGCATTTATACTAAGATTTTCTTTTATTTAGACGACTAAATCAGGATTCCAGAGCTCTCCATCTTCCGATTCTGCATCGAAAAGGTCATTTTCAGCTAAATTTGTATTAATTTTCCTCTTTTTGGGCGTTAAATTATCTGCAACAATCTCACGAAGCATTTTTTCGTGCTGAATTGCACCTAGATTGTCTAAAAAATCGTTTTGAGCTTCCATTTTAGTTACTGTTCCAACGTGGACCTGATTTGTTCGCCGTACTATTTACATTTCTGTACTCACAATCAACTAATTTACCATTTCTTTCTGCAACGTAGATGCGATCATAGCATTCGAACCCATTATTTTCTAAAAATTCGTCTAATTCTTCTCCTGAATTAGCATTTTCATAGTCATCTGACTCATCATACTCTGCATAAATGAAATCCACGTTCTTTAAATGCTCTCCAGCACTCTTTAAGACGTTTAAATCGTTACCTTGAGTGTCAGTTTTGAGTACATCTATGCGTTCGTAATTAATATTATCTAAAATTGATGCTAAACTAACTGTTTCGACGGTATATACACGGTCAACGAGGTTTTCAAATCGTCCAATTGGTCGACAAAGAGAACTAGTGCCAGGATCTCCACTAAGTCCGTAGAAATTTTGTTCTCGTGATTCACTGACATCAGAAATAGCAGCTTCAATAAGGTAACATCTATTCCCCGCATGGTGAGTCTCCAAGTACGAGCAACAAGATTTAAAGTTATTAGGATGTGGTTCGATTCCAATAACATAGGTGTTTGAGTCATTTAACCATTTGGCGGCATTGGGCATATTAAAGGATAGACCAATATCAAACCGGAGTTTTAATCCGGTAGATAGTTTCTTATTAATTGCGTCGTAATCAATCATTACTAGGTTCTTCAGTGTTAAATGCTACTCCTTCACAATCAGGTTTGGAACAATAGTAACGAGCACTTCCTTTATTAGGAGTAAGATACTCACATTCACTAGTCCAATCATCCATTGCTTCTCTAACAATGGACTTTATCTCTTTACGTAACCATTCGGGTAAACGTACACTCATTTCCCTTGTCCTCGATATCTCTTAGGTGCCTTATTCCGAGAGGAAGCGGCATATTTCGAGTGTTTGCCGGTTCCTTGCCGAGTTTT